GCGAGCCTGTGAGCTGGGCCTCAGTATTGTCGGCGTGTCGTTCCACGTCGGCAGTGGCGCCCGGGACACCTCTGCTCATGCTCGTGCCATAGAAAAATCTTTTGAAACTTTTCAGCTGGCCAAGGCCTATGGGCACACACCATGGCTGCTCGACATTGGGGGTGGGTTCACTTCTGATATTACAAATTTTTCAGAAAAAATAAACAAAAAACTTTTTGAATTATTCCCTGAGGTGACAGTGATTGCCGAGCCGGGTCGGTACATCGCCGAGAGAATAGGCACACTCGTGACACCGGTTATTGGTGTCAAGGGTGAGTCGCTGACCATAGATGAATCTCTGTATGGTGCGTTCAACTGTATTTTGTTCGACCATGCCAAGCCAGAACCTCTTGTGATATCTGAAAAAATAAAAAAAAATAAAATTCTTTTTGGGTGTACCTGTGACGGTATGGATACCATCTCGACCAGTATCCAACTGCCCGACATGGAGGTTGGTGACTGGATTATATGGCCGCGGATGGGTGCCTATACCCTAGCAGCCACGACAGCCTTCAACGGTATCCAGTTTAACAAAAGAAAAATTTATTATTTTTAGCGTGCGGCAGTGGCAGTACGACCCCCTCCTCGATTGTTGTTGTTGCGATTTCTTTTACGTCCAGACAAAACACGTGCAATTGTCCCGGCACCACGACTTCTATGGGTTCTTGCGCGACGCAGTGTAAATGCAGCTATTAAATGCTGTATAGTTTGATTAAGCTGGTTCGCTGCTCCTCCCTGCCCACCAGCGCGCAGAGCCTGTGAGAGTCTTCTAAGCATATTCACCTGCTGGTTAAATCTCATATTATTGAAATTAGGCATTAGTTAAAGTATATAGACAAAATAAAATTATAATGGCCCTCAATGTCAATAAGCTGACTGACAATGCGATTGTGCCCGAGCGCTCGGGCTGCGGATACGACATCTTTTCTGCCGATGCTTACCTCGTTCTACCTGGCCACAGGGTGGTTGTCTCTACAGGAGTCTCTGTGGAGCTCCCACCCGGAACCTATGGTCGCATTGAGTCTCGCGCTGGATTGGCCGTAAAGCACGGCATCACAGTGGGCGCGGCTGTCGTCGACCCTGACTACAAGGATGAGCTCAAAGTGGTGCTCTTCAACCACGACACGCGCAACCCATACGTCATCCGCCCAGGTTATCGCATTGCCCAGCTCATTGTCCAACCATTTGTTCAGTGAGTTAAAAGCAAAGACACAAAATAGATTAGGATGTTTGTTCCGCGTACTCTGACTCAGCGCGCATATGCCATTTGCCTGGACAACCCCCGGGTCCCTGTTGTCATCGGCACTGGCCCTGCCGGCACTGGTAAGACCCTGTTTGCGTGTCATGTAGGTGCACAGAAGCTTCGGGAGGGGGATGTTAAGCGCATCGTGATGACGCGACCGGCTGTCAGTGTTGACGAGCAGCACGGGTTTCTGCCCGGTACGCTCGAAAACAAGATGGACCCGTGGGTTCGCCCGATGGTTGACATCATGAGCAACTACTATTCACAGAAAAAGATTGACGAGATGTTGTACGAGCGCGTGATTGAGATTTGCCCACTGGCGTACATGCGCGGCCGTACCTTCGACCACGCGTGGATTATGGCTGACGAGATGCAGAACTCGACACCCAATCAGATGCGCATGGTACTGACACGCATCGGACAGGGGTCTAAGATGGTTGTGACGGGTGACGTTGAGCAGCACGACCGCGGCTTTGAACAGAATGGCCTCTGGGACTTGATTTCGCGTGTCGACCCTGACAACGAGCTCATCAACGTGATCCAGTTTGGCCCGTCTGATATTCAGCGCAACAAAGTTATCAAACAAATTCTAAAGTTGTATCAGTGACGACTGTTAAGCTTTTGCATGTTCTTCATGATTTGTCCAAACTGTATCGCCATTTTTTTCGCCGGTGTAAACGTAACAGGCTGACTCAGGTTTCTGAGCGCGGTCGTGGCAATAATCTCGTTTGTACCCTTGTTATTTAGTTTCGGAGGAACAAATGGCATTTAATATTAATTGGGAAAATATTCCCGTGGCTCCATAGCACAATCGGATAGTGCACCAGCCTTCTAAGAAAACGGAGAGTGTGTGAGCTGGAGGTTGCGGGTTCGACCCCCGCTGGAGTCGAGCTAAAGAAATAACGCAAAATAAAAGTAGATGACAATTTTCCAAGCGGTTGCATGGGATGGACAGGACAATGAAGACGAGCAATACCAGGTCAGAACTTTTGGCCGGTGTGCCGACGGCAGGTCCGTGTGCCTTACAACCGAATGGAATCCTTTTTTGTATGTAAAATTGCGCCCCAGTCACAGCTTCGAGGGTTTGCGCCGCGAGCTCGAGCGGCGTGTCGTGGCCATGACAGAGGTGCGCGCCAAGGACCTGTGGGGCTTTCAGAATAACCAGATGTCGCGCTTCGCCCGCCTTGAGTTTCGAACGCACAGGGCTATGCGCTCTATGTATTACTATCTCGAGCGCAATGACGTGGATGGGTATGGCAGGCTCAAAGTGTACGAGGCGAACATAGACCCTGTTCTGCGCTTCATGCACCTGACCCACATCGCGAGCACGGGCTGGCTGGATACTGGCAGGTGTGAGCCAGACTACTCGACCCGGTGCGACATCAACCTCAAGTGCCCTGACTGGAAACAGCTCCGACCAGTCGCCCGCGATGACGTGGCACCTTTCCGGGTCATGTCGCTCGATATCGAGTGTTACTCAGAGTCTGGCAACTTCCCGGACGCAAACAACGCCCCGGACTGTGTGTTTCAGATTGCCATGACGACCAAGGCGTTTGGCTCGCTCGAGTACACTGACAAGACGTGCCTCAAGTATCCGTGCGACTACCCGACCGAAAAGGCGTTACTGGTTGCGTTCCAGCAGCACCTGGTCAAGCTCGACCCTGACATCATCACCGGCTGGAACATCTTCGGGTTCGACCTCGAGTATTTACTCACTCGCGCTATGAAAGCGGGAGTCCCTCCGGATGCGCTGGTATGGGGCCGTGTCGAGGACGAGCCTGTAAATCTCGTGACTAAGAATCTGTCGAGCAGCGCGCTCGGCGACAACCTGCTCAAGATGGTGCCTATGAAAGGCCGGTATGTGTTCGACCTCTTCCAAGATGTGAAGCGTGAGCACAAGCTCGAGAGCTACAGCCTCAATAACGTCTCGAAACACTTTCTGAGTGACCAGAAGATTGACATGCCGGTCAAAGAGATGTTTGCGGCGTTCAGGGCTCGCGACCCCGAGCGGCTCGCACTGGTCGCCGAGTACTGTATCAAGGATACTGAGCTGCCGCACGCCCTGATGGAGAAACTGTGTCAGCTGCAGAACCAGATTGAGATGGCCAAGGCGTGCTGGGTGCCCTTGAGCTACCTGTCAGAGCGAGGCCAGCAAATCAAGGTGTTTTCGCAGATGGCGTACAAGGCTCGCGAGCTCAAATTTATGATTCCGACCATCAAGCCACCACCGGGTGACGACAGTAAGTATCAGGGCGCGACTGTCCTCGAGGCGCGTACCGGAGCTTACTACTCACCCATCACAGCGCTCGACTTTGCCTCTCTGTACCCGAGCATCATGTGCGCGCATAACCTGTGCTACTCGACACTGGTGCTCAACCCCAAGTTTGACAACCTGCCCGGTGTTGAGTACGAGCAGATTGGGCCGTACAAGTTTGCTCAAAACGTGCCTTCGCTCTTGCCAGTCATCCTGAGCGACCTCAAGAAGTTTCGCAAAAAGGCGAAGAAGGACATGGCGGCAGCAGAGGGGACGCCTATGGAGGCCATCTACAACGGCAAGCAGCTCGCGTATAAGATTTCTATGAATTCAATCTACGGGTTTACAGGGGCACAGAAGGGTATGCTGCCACAGGAGGCTATTGCGAGCACGACAACCATGCGCGGCCGCCAGATGATTGAGGAGACGAAGAATTATGTCGAAGCAAACTTCCCGGGGGCCAAAGTGCGCTATGGAGATACAGGTAAGTTAATAAACTTTGTTTTGTGTTTTGTTTGAAAGATTACTAACTTTTTTTACAGATTCTGTGATGGTCGAGTTTGATGTACAGGGGCGGACGGGCCAGGAGGCTATCGACTATTCGTGGGAGATTGGGGAGCAGGCTGCCGAGCAGTGCTCTAAGCTATTCAAGGCGCCGAATGAGTTGGAATTGGAGAAGGTGTACTGCCCGTACTTTCTGTACAGCAAGAAGCGTTACGCGGCCAAGATGTACGAAAAGAAGGGGGATGCGGTCGTGTTCAAGAAGATTGATGTCAAGGGGTTGCAGGTGGTCCGGCGCGACACCTGTCCGTACGTGCGTGACACTCTAAAACATCTTCTGGATATGATTCTGAACTCGGACGACCCGCGCCCGCCCATCGAGTTTGCCCGGCAGGCTGGCAGGGACTTGCGGGAGGGCAAGGTGCCGAACGAAAAGCTGATGATGAGTAAGCAGCTTGGATCCAACTACAAGGTGAAGATGGCGCACGTGTGCGTCCGGGACAAGATTCGGAAGCGCGCGCCCGGTTCAGAGCCGCAGCAGGGCGACCGTGTATCGTTTCTGATTGTGCAGGGGATGAAGGGAGACCTGATGGCGGACAAGGCGGAGGACCCTGCATGGGTCGAGGAGAAGGGTCTCAAGGTGGACTATCAGTACTATTTCACGAATCAGATGCGCAAGCCAATTGCGGACCTGCTCGAGCCGTTGGTCGGTCGTGAGATTGATGTCTTCAGCGAACAGCCTCAGAAAAAATATAAAAAGTACACGATGGCGGATTTTTTTCAGAAGAAAGAGTAGATATGAGTACTCTCACCAGAAGGGCTCGAACACTTACATTTGCGTCGTTGAGCCAGAATCAGTATGCCAAGTATATAACTATGCTAGGTATGGGATACTCTAAAAATACGTCGTACAATCATCGGAACATAAATGTTACTCGCCTTATCCGTCTTCATGAAATGCTTATAAATGGAGTGAACCGTAATAATGCTCTGCGTCACGTGCTCACATCGTCTAGTCCGAGACACAGACGACGGGGTGAAGGGCCATCTGTGGTTCGTGCGCATGCTATGAATCAAGCTCGCCAACACCTAGTGGCGTCTCATCCAAGAAAAAGACGTACTTCTATTAAGTGATGCACTTAAAATTATAAACAAATATATTTTCAAGTAGAATGGAGCAGCGTGTCATTGCTGTCATCAATGAGGAGGTGGACCGAATCGTGAGCGAACGGCTCGGTCAGGTGCTCAAACACATTGCTGACAGGTATGATATTATGCTCGAGCGCCTCATGAAGGATGTCTCGGAGCTCGAGTTTACGACAGACCGTTGTATGGGTCTGAAAGGTAATGGTCAGCGATGCACGCGGTTTGCTCGCGTCTGTGGCTATTGCAACATGCACAAGGACCAAAAGCCAGTGCCGCGACCACCGCCAGCTGCTCCAGAGGTGGAGGTTCGGCACACGCACACGTTGCCGCCTCTGTTCCTGGCTGGCTGCCCGGCTTGCGAAAAGACAAAGGCGAATCGCATGGACATCTGACTAGTGACGTTTGGGAACAATCTTTTTAATAACACTTCTTCCTTGTCTTCTGACAGTAGAAGGACGGTTATTGTTGCTGTTGGCGCCGCTAGCTTCGTTATTAGTATTATACAGATACATATTTGAAGTAGGCGGAATAGTCCATGTACGATTATTCTGTTGTACAAGTCTACGCAGGGCACGCGTTGCGCTGTTTTGAGCGTTGTTATTAAGATTTATAGTATTTGGAGTAGAATTTCGATAGTTGTGTTTTACAGCCATGGCATGGTTGAATGCGTTCTGCTGATTAGAAAGATTCCACATATTTTTTTCTAAAATTTCCAAGAGTTCAGTAACGACCCTTCTTCTGTTGTATCCCTCCCCTGTTAATGTACGGGTACGTGTAAGCATCACTATTTTCTGCTCAGAAAAAAACTGCGTCAAAACTCAAAAATTTAAAGTGAGATAAACAGTAAGCGTGTAATAATGTCAATGAGCAAGTCGGACGTACTCCTCGAGTCGCTAGGGCGATTCTTCAGCGAACCAAATCACAGCGAGCAGCTCGCTGACATACTTGCACACAGGAATGGCATCTCTCTGCGTAACCTGGAGTGGTTTGTGACCAACTATGCCAAGAATAAGCAGGTGACGTATCAGACGCCAGCCGGTAAGCAGTTTACGGTACATGTAGCCTACAAGAGCAGTCTTGACGGCTACAGCAAGAAGTTGTTCGACCCGTTCTGTCGTACGGAGCGCATCGAGTTTCAGGGCTTTACGACCACTGTCGGTCAGCTCAATTTTATCAAGTGGTGTCTACAGAATGGCATCATCAATTACATCTTGAGCAATGCTGAGGTGGCCAAAAAGAGTATGACCAGCGTGCTCAAGACTGCCCACCAGTAGATGAAGTTGTCCCGCCAATCATTCTCGGTCGCACAGGTGCAGCCCGTCTTGTTTAGCTTAGGAATAAAGGTTAAAACAGCGTATATATTCACCAGCGCTGCGCCCAAAATAGCACCTGCCAGTGCCTTGTTCTTTATCTGCATCCCCGCTGCTGCGGCAATCATCAAACCGATTGCGGCAACAGAGTACCACTTCATGTAATCGCGCTGCCAGTAGTCAGTGCAGCCACACGCCTTTTCAATCTTGAGCACCCAGCTCAGTACAATCCCCTGAAACGCAAGGCCGACTATATTCAGCATTTCTTTTTTCAAACATTTTAATTTGGATGAGCTTGGTCGACAGGTAGATGGCGAGGTCCAGAGCCTCCTCGAGCGCCTCCTGTACCCAGTTGTGCCCATCGTCAGGTATCAGCCCGTGACCGTACGCCACCTTACCCTTCTCCATGCGGTCCATAATCATATCTACAATCTCACTGTTACAGTCTTCTGAAGACGAAGTCTTCACTCCTTCGGAGAAAGAGACCCCTTGGGTCACGAAGCAGTCCATCTAAAAAATAATTTATTTATTTTTTTATCTACGTGAGCTGACACTCGAGCTACGACGAGAGGGTGCGAAAAAACTCTCACTCAGTGCGTTCATTCTAGAATTAGGAGTTCGCGTACGGGAACGAGCAGCGACCGAGTTGGGGCTGGCCCTGCTTTTACGCGCGGGCGATGCTCGTTTCTTGTTGTTACGCACGGGGGGAGAAGAGGGTTTTCTCTTTGACACTCGCGACCCGGCACTGTTTGTCATTTATTATTATATAATATAATATTATAATGAGAACACCACCGCGTGTGAATCCAGACCAGTATTTTAGTGATGAGTTTTGGGAGGGAGTTAGACGTAAACCGCCTTCCCCCGTCCGGCCCAAGGCTAACACTCCTCGTACTCAATGGAGAAAAAGACAGCAGCGCAGTACAAATTCCAAAGCGAGAGGGGCATATTCCAGAGGTGGAGGAGGACCCCCACCGCGCACATCGCCTCGTCGGACGCCACAGCGCACATCGCCTCGCGCGCCAACACTTGAAAATTTCGGGCGTGCTCCACGGACCCGTCGCACTTTAAATAACTATAGCCGTGATTGGTTCGGTATGAATTTGCACGGCCAACCCCTGAATAGACGTTTGGCTCTTAAGGTGCATCCTAACAAACACGGAGGTAACAAGAGAGCCGAAGAACTTATGAAGCTGCTGTCTCAGCTCTTGGAGAATAAGAAGTGATGTTCCCAACAGTGGCAATGGAACGACTTTGAAATCAACCGACAAACACAATGACTCCTGAGCAGGCTGTATTGGTGATTCAGAATGCCTGGCGCGCCTTTGTCGATGACCGCCGATCTGAGGCGTACGCTGAGCACATGGCGGACCTCAATGCCACGTACTATGCCCAGTGCTACACCCGCACCTACGACGACTCGGAAGATGAGTGGTGATGTTCCCTGCAGTGGACTCGCAACGACAGCAAAATCAAAACACAAACAGCTATGGTCCGCACTCACTTCCGTGTGTTTGAGTACGACAACGGCAAGTCTGTCTTTCTCGGAAAATCCACCTGCATGGTCAAGGCTATCGAAATAGCCAAGAGCAAGAAGGCGATACGCAAGGTGGTCAAGTATGCGCGCGACCTTCCCAGTATAGGTGAGTCTATCTGGTGCACAACCCGTGGATTCATCGGAGATGCACTCGATGACGGTGAACACGCCTGTGCAATGGATATGATTGATGAAGACAACGAGTGATGTTCCCTGCAGTGGACTCGCTGCGCTAGCAGAGTCAAAACACAAACAAATGGAGGCGTGCTGGAAGAGCCTTCCGAACGCGCTGGTCGAGCGCATCTGCTTCCACCTTGACAGCGTTACCCGCCGCGACTTGGGCATGCAGCCCCGCCGTCTTCTAGAGCTGCCTAACCTACAGCTACACCGCGACAAGATTACGAGCTATGGCGATGGTATCTGGTTGAACCTGACGACACAGGGTGGTGAGAGAGTCCACCAGCTGATGTGGACGCTAGGCGCCTTCCCGGGTTTCTTCTACCAGCGCACAAACCGGATACAGTTTATGACAGTCCCGGGCACGGGTGTAGTCGTGTGGCGCGACACGGAGGTCCACCAGGATATGTTCACCGGCGTACAAGAAGAAGAATGAATAGAACAGCCACGAGTGTAACCCAAATCCAAGGATTTATATTAGATGTCGTCCATCGTCTGCGCGCGTCCTCATAGCTCACTCGTGGCTTGCCCAAATTTTTATTAACCATGTTGTGCACATCGACAGACCACGTGAAGTAATCCCCTGTGAGCGGATATTCTTCTATAATTTTTCTAAAATCGTTCGAGCATGTGGGGCAAGGTAACAGCACTGGGAAGAGCTGTACCAGTTCCGGGAATCCTGATGAGTTTGATAGGGCCGCAACGTGGAACATACCCCAGTAATAGGGGCCCCAGCTCTTTGGGTCCATCTACTGTAGGCTGAGAAAATAGGCAGGGGTTGAAGAAGGTGAGCGATGTTCCTTTCAGTAGGCCCAGGGCCGGCTTTAGGTTCAAACACAAACAGCCACCATGTTCAAGGATATCAAGAAGGGCATGGCTGAGTACAACCGCAACGTGCACGCTATCCAGAAGGCTGAGCCGGCCGCCCGGGCCCCTGTCTGCAAGCAGGCAGTACAGGTCCCAAAGGGAGAGCTCAAGCCGGTCGACCGCACCAGCGAGCTCTGGCAGTCGGTCTACCGCAACTCGGTGGCTACCGGGCACCCCTTCCCGGAGAAGATGGCTGACAGCTGCGTGCGCTCGCGGGAAAAGACCATGAAGATTGAGGCGGCCCGCCACACGACGGCTGTGTGCGACAAGCGGCCACCCTCCGACAACGCCAAGCCTGCCCTCGCCCCCTGCAAAAAGTGCAAGGCTTTCACGCTCGCAGGGAGTGTCTGCGGCCTTACTGCCACCTGCGGGGACTTTTGCAAGCGGCACGCACCCGCCGCCAAGTGAATGTGTAACTAGTCATCCTTTCTCGCACTCTCTCGTCCCAGCAAAAAATGTAATATACTTGTAATGGAGATGGATTGGAACTATGTCTGGATAGCTCTAGTCCTCAACGCTCTACTTATAGTTGTCCTTCCCAAGGTCTTTAAAAAGCCGACAGGCATCAAGCCGATAGATGATGTCATGTTGTTTTTGAATTCGCAGCAGTCATTCCTGGTCCAGTCGTCAGTTGTCCTTGCGCTCGTCATATATGGTAGCCACTACTGGCTGAACTCGGAGGGGACGGCAGACACCAGACCAGCCGTGAAGCCCTTTTCGGCCAAGTAGGGCGCCAGCCGATGCTCATAGGCGTGTTTCATAAACAGCATGAGCTCGTGCAGGTCAGGTTGTCCCCACGTCATCTCCTTGCGGAACAGAAAGTCATCCATGCCCACAGGGCAAGGTGTGCACCTGACTGTGTATGGCGTCCGCACGTACTCCTTCAGGCCCCCATAGTCCGTAATAATAACAGGCTTGTTGCGCAGGGCCGCCTCCACCGCCCCCATTCCGACACCCTCGGAGTGCGAGCAGTTGACATAGCAGTCGCCCACCTCGTGTACCGCCTCCATCTGTCCATTCGTAAGCATCTCGTTGATGACAGTCACGAATGGCGCCGGGGTATTAATGGGCGCTTTGCACGTCGCCTTGACCAGAATGCGCGCCGAACCAGGGGGAAACTCACACCTGACAAACGCCTCCATGAGCATCCGGAAGTTCTTGCGTGGGTCGAGCACGTTCCCGATTGTATAGAATGTAAAAGCGTCTGTATGAATCAGACCAAATATGGGCTCGCGTGGCAGTGGCTCCGGGTCGGCCCAGAGGTGCACCACCTTGAACGTCAGCTCTGGAAACTGTTTTTCAAAAACATTTTTACAAAATTCAGAAGGGGTGTAGAGCGTCTTGGACAAGGCACCAAGCTTGCCATAGTCCTCGTGGACCGTATCAGTCTCACAGATTGTCATGTACATCATCGAGTCGCACAACTTGGCGTAATGGGGACACATATCTATAAAAGGTTGAAGAGGCAGAACAAAAATGAATCCACGGTCGTAATGGGTCTTTTTGGGCGGGTCGCCAGCCACAACATACTCACCACCCATGAGACGCGCATACCGGGCAGTCACTTGGCCGATACCTGACAATGTCTGTGGGCCGACAAACAGCCAGTCAGTCATTATAAATTATTATATTTTCTTTTTTATATG